AATGGAAGAATTGATTGAATGGCTGTCGTGGCATGAGAGAGTGAATATTGAAATGATATCGTCTGATGAAGAAAAGTCTGATTTTGAACTATATTTAGAGGACGAGAACAGGAAAATTTCACTTATCAAAGAATACCTAACCGACTATGAAAAACTAGCCAAGGACTACCGTGATGTGGTCTCTGAAAATAAGCTGTTAAAGGTTGAGAAAATGGCACTAGAAGGCAGGTACATCTATGAGGATATGCGAATGAAGTACCGTGCGAATCGTAGGAAGTGGGGTGCTAGGTATGTCTGAAATCAAGTGGATAAAAATCACAACAGATATTTTTGACGATGAAAAGATTTGCCTGATTGATGCCTTGCCTGATCCTGACGCCATTCTAGTGATATGGTTCAAGATTTTGACACTTGCTGGGAAACATAACAGTAGTGGATTGTTGATGATGACTGATAAGGTTCATTATACTGATGAAATGTTAGCTACTATTTTTCGTAGACCATTGAATACTGTCAGAATGGCTTTGGGAGTATTTGAGCAGTTCGGGATGGTTGAGATTATTGACGGTGTCATCACTTTGCCTAATTGGGAAAAGCATCAAAATATTGACGGAATGGAGAAAATCAAGGAACAGACACGTAACCGTGTAGCTAAATACCGTAAAAAACAGAAAAATCTTGCTCTTGGTAACGTTACAGGTAACGTTACAGTAACGCATGGTAACGCACTAGAAGAAGATAAAGATAAGAATAAGAATAGATTAGATAAAGATAAGAATAAGAAAAGAATAACTACTACTAATAGTAGTGGTAGTGAAGAAAATATCTTAGAACTTTTTCAATCCGAATTTCGTAGACTCTTATCTGGATTTGAGATTGAAGAAATCAATCATCTACTAAATGAGAATGATGTGGATTTGGTAAAAGAAGCATTGAAGACTGCAATTAACTCAGGAAAACCTAACATCAAATATATAGGTGGTATTTTAAGAAATTGGCAGATGAACAATGTCACGACTGTGGAGCAGGTTCGCCAATCTGAAAAGAAAAGCAAGGATAAGAAAGAAGAGCAGGAGGCTAAGGACGAATGGGGGTACTAGAACTAATTGAACAATTCGAGATAGACTACTATCCATTAAGCTACGAGAAGAAGACTCTTTTAGCAAGCCAGCCAATTCATCAAGTGATTGCCTGCTTGTCTGAAATGGCCAGCTGGCAGGAATGTGGAGGTCGGCTTTCATGGTAGACAATGTATTTGAGGAGATTGCCTTATCTTATCATAGGAATACAGAACAACAGGAAGAGCGTTGCGAAAAGCATAACATTCCTTTGATAAAGATATTGAGGACTGATAGTGTTGTGTGTCGTATGTGTGAATCCGAGCGGATTCATGAAGAGAATCAGGCAAGGGTTAATGAACTGGCTAACGCTGAGAATGAGCGAGAGAGGAAATACTATCTTGAGAAGTTCTCTCTTTATGATGAGGTTTTGAAAAATGCGACTTTGGACAATTTTGAGACACCCACTGAAAAAGAAGCGGAAAAGCTAGCTTTTGCAAAGCGGATTTGTCATGAGTGGTCTGAGGGCGCTAGGAACAACATCGTGCTACAAGGAGAAGCTGGAACTGGCAAGAGCCATTTGGCCTTTGCTATGGTGAAGGCTTTATCTGAGTATACGAAAGAGATTGCTATTTTCATCAACGTGACTGACTTGTTGATGAAGATTAAAGCTGATTTTAGTCAGGAAGAGTTTCTGGTCAATAAAATTGCGAGTGCTAAGTTCTTGGTTTTGGATGATTTGGGCATGGAAAAGGATAGCGAATGGTCATTTACAATCCTCTACAATATCCTGAATAAGCGTTCAAATACAATCATTACCACGAATTTAATTTCTGCTGATATTCAGAAAAGATATGGCAGGCCCTTCATGTCTAGACTGATGAAGGGTGTGGATAAAGACCATTTGATGATTTTTAATGATTTGACAAACAAGCGGAAGCAATATTTTTAGAACGGAGGTGGCTGATGTTTATTTTAAAGCATGGGACAAGAGAGGATAAGCCGTTTTTGAGGTCCGCAGTTATCAGTGTGACTGGCTTGGACATTTCATGTTCTGAGGAGAAGAAAGCGATGCGGTTTGTTTCTCGGGCGGCAGCCGTACAGGTTGGCAAGGCATTGAGGGGTTCCTTTGGGAACTTTTACCCTGTTGAGGTGGAGTGATGTTAGAGCTTTACTTCGTCTACAACGGGCACTGCAAGTTTTACCTTGGGACGTTTGACAATGTCGATGATCTCATTGAGCAGATGGAAGATCATCAATGGGCTTTCTCGGCTATCACTCATCCAAGGTTTCAGAAGCACATTGGTCAGCGGACGACACGCTTTGACTACGGTGCTAAGGATTGTTACTATTTAGCGACTTTTTCAGGAGGAGAAGAAAATGATTGAACTTTTTAAAGAATTTGGAATGGCTATTCTGTGGCTATTTCTCGGCTACTTAGTCGGGGAACGTGCAGCAAGAAAGGACAAGAAAGATGATCAATAATGTTACGTTGGTGGGTCGCTTGACAAAAGACCCTGAATTAAAATATACGCCGTCGAATGTGGCGGTTGCGACGTTTACTCTGGCGGTCAATCGGAACTTCAAGGGAGCAAACGGCGAGCGAGAGGCGGATTTCATCAACTGTATGATGTGGCGCAAGCAGGCGGAGTTGTTTGCGGAATGGTGCAAGAAGGGGAATCTTGTCGGTGTGACGGGGCGCATCCAGACAAGGAACTACGAGAATCAGGAAGGGCGCAGGGTCTATCTGACTGAGGTTGTCGCAGAGAATTTCGAGCGACTTGAAAAGCGTGATGATACCGCTAACCGTTCGAACATTGAGGAACAAATGCCAGGAAGCGCCCTTGAGGAAGATGATTTTCCGTTTTAGGGAGGTGTTTAGTTGAATTATGATAAAAAGATAATCGTCGAAGGACTGAAACGCACGATTGAGCAGACGGAGGTAAGAATAGTGGAACTATCTGAGCCGTGTGTTAAATCGCTTGCTTTTAGCAGGTCCGAGGAACGTGATTTGCTTAAAAAGAAAGTGAAAAACTGGAAGAAGAGAATAAAGGAGTTGGAAGATGAATAAGCAGGAATTAATTAAAGAATTTAGAGAAATTGGGATTGACAGTTTGAACATATTTGGTACTGAAGTCAAAAGCATTCCGACCGAAAGTGCAATTACATTAATCGAACAACTAGACGAACCGCAACCAGTCAAAATTCCGCAGTGTGTGGCGAATTGGATTGAGTATTGCAAAGTCAAGAAAATTACTTTAGCTCACGCATTATATCGTTCTGAAGAAGCAAAAAACAAAAGCGTTTATCGTTGGATCTTTGAAGACTTAGATAACCAAGAAACATTCGCACTAGCTTGGATTTTCGGCTATGAGGTCGAGAAAGAGAAGCGGTATTTGGTTAAGATTAAAGGAGAAATCAAAGAAAATAAATTAGTTTACGGCCGAGGTATAGAAAGATATTTTTTCGCAAAAGGTTATGATAGTTCAAAAAGAGGAAAACACACCCGCAAAGAACTTGAAGAAGCGGATTTCGGCTGGGTATTCGATTGCCCAGGGATTGAGATTGAGGAGGTTGAGGAATGAGTTATGATTTGGAAATCTTAGCGAAAATAGAAAACGGAGATTATATTCGTATCGCTGAACCTAGATATAGTTCTTCGACCTACAATCTCGGGAAGATGTTCAGAATTGCTATGGATTGGGATTTCGACCAAGGCACAATTTACAATGTTGCTGACATTTTAGATAATATCAAACGCGGTATATCTGAATTAGAACAGTACCCTGAAAAGTATGTGCAGTATGAACCTGAAAATAGATGGGGAACGGTTAGCGATGCATTGGAGGTTTTAAAGTCGTTGAAAGAGTGTATTTTAGAACAAGATATTGACACGAAATATTTATATATGAGGTGGTAAATTGAAACGACCAAACAGATACCCTTACACACGAAGTCAATGGAATGAAGAAACTGTTACTCACTATACATATAAAAGCGATATTTGCTATACAAGTCACATTTTAGAAAATAGACTTACTGGAGAAATAAAGGACAAGGAGGTTGAGGGGTGATACAAACGCTTGAAGAAGGAATGAAGAATCAAAGTAAACGCATAAAAATCCCAATAGAAATCAGACCGTTTGATGTGGGTTATCGAATAGTAAATAAACACGGTCAAGCGCTTGCCTTAAATAACGGAGCAAGTATATTCGCTTTACCTTCGCTGGCCGAAAAAGTCATTAAGAAAGAGTTTGGGAAAAATGATCCAGACTTTGACATCGAAAAACATTTTGTCGAAGAGGTCGCTGTTGTTAATTTAAGTAAATTTCATAGTTATTTTGAGGAGGTGGAATGATGTCGTTTTACGGAGGGACATTCACTGATTATTGTAAGTATTGCGATGACAAGTACAGTGGGATTTTCAAATTAAAAAAAGGTGAAGACGCTATTAAAGGATTCCATAGATGGTTGAAAGAACACGGAAGAGAGGTCGCAGATTGAAACGATTCATAGCTATCTGGATTCTGCTCTCTGCTGGACTAAACATCTGGCAGATGGACAGGATTCGAGATTTAGAAGAGAAGAAGCCGATGGTTATCTATAAGGCGGATAACGCAGGCGCTGAGATATTTGGTAAAGTCGTTGAGAAAGGACGGCATGGGAAGTTGTATACAGTGACTATCAGAGATTATGGGGTGTTCGTGGTTACAAAGGACGTGTATGAGAAAGTGAAAGTTGGGGATGAGGTGATGTTATGACGTTCGTTGAACACAATAACCGTCAGAAAGCCAATAAATTTGCTGAGTATGTGACAGGAAAGTCTTTACGAGAATACTTAGCAAACAAAGTAAAGCAGTATTGCGGTGGAAATATATCTGTATTTGATGGTGCTGCAGGTTCTGGACAGTTGGAGCAGTTTATCAGTATGACTGATTTTCATGCAGTAGAAATTCAGCAAGAAAGTTGTGAAGCATTGAAAACGAACTTCCCTCATGCAGTTGTGAATAATCAGAGTTTCTTCACTTATCAGTCAGATATACAAGTGGATGCAATTGCAATGAATCCGCCTTATTCTCTGAAATTGAAAGATTTACCAGAAGAAGACCAGCGGGCTATTAAGGAATTGTTCCCGTGGAAGAAGTCGGGTGTTGTTGATGATATTTTTTTGTTGAAGTCGATGACTTACACGAAACGATACGGATTCTATATCATGTTCCCTGGCATTGCTTACCGTCAATCTGAAAAGAAAATGAGAGAGCTAGTAGGGAATAACCTTGTTGAATTGAACGTGATTCAAAATGGATTTGAAGATACATCTATCAACGTGATTTTCTTAGTCATTGACAAAGAAAAAAATAGCGCTGAAATTTCAAAAGAGATATATGACTGTAAGACCCAAAAGGTCGAATATGAAGAATCTGATACGTTAGATTCAGATTTTAGATGGATAGCACCAAGTAAACCAGTAGAGAAAGAAGAAATAGACATTGACCAAGTAAACGCAGAGCTAGACCAAATGGCAATCAATCACCTTGAAA